AATGCACCTGTTGCACCAAGAGTAACGTTTGTTCCATCCCAAACTAAATTAGCAGAACCACCAAATGCAGTTCCACCAGAGTTAAATTGAATTTGTGTATCAGAACCACCTGGAGGTGATGCTAATGTAATTGCAGTTACATTCGTTCCATTTGAATATAAATATTTGTATCCTTTATCTGTTCCAGAAAAGGCAACACCAGTTCCTGATGTAGTTTTAATTGTTAAAGTTGAAGATCCTGAAGTTGAGTTTCTAAAGATGTAAGATTTTTCAACTCCATCTGGAATGTTAACCGTTGCGTCTGCAGAAGGTGTTCCAGTAATTTCTATGATTGCATTTTTACCGTTTGATAATGCTCCGTTTGTAAATGCTAATGTAATTGCGTCTGTAGCATTAACTGAAACTTGTTCATATCCACAAATCGCCTGTTGTAGGATGTTTAAGTTAGTATTTGTAATATCACCCCATAGACCAGCTTTTTCACCAGTCACCATTAATTCTAGTTTGAGGTCTGTTGAATATGATGATGCCATATTTTAAATCCTTGTTATTAACTATTTATTAAATTTAAGCGGCGGTGTCAACTTCATTCCAAGTTACACTAGATCCGATAGAAACCTCAGTATATGCTACTGTAGTGCCCGTGTCAACAAATTGCCACGACTGAATATTTTCATTTCCAAGAGCTATATTTATACGATTTCCAGTTAATTGTACACTACCTGTTATAGTAAATGTTAATGTTCCTGTATTTAAACCTAACTGTTGGCCAGTTACATCTACTAAAGTATTTGCATCTAAAACAGCTGTTCCTAGACTTAAATTTGCTTGAACACTTGGTAATACTACATCTGGACCTGGATCAACTATACCTTCTCCAACATTAATTTGATTACCAGTTACAGGTACGTTTGCAATACCGCCTACGATTACAGTTCCAGGGTTTTGTGTTGCTAAACCTATTCCTGTTACCGTAGCAAAAGTTATGTTGTCTATTGATTCATCACCTTGAGCAATATTTAATCCAACACCTGTTAGTGTTAAATCTGCGTTAGCTTGAATAGTAGCACTTGCTAAAGTTAAATTAATTTGTTGACCAATTAATGATTCATCTGGCTCTGGATCAACAGCTCCAATAGACCAATTTAATTGTTCTCCTGAAAGAATTGGAGCTACATCTATACTTGTAGATTCGTCTCCTTGAGAAATATTTAATTGTTGACCTGTTAATGAAACTTGAGTTGATAAAGTCCAAGTACCCCAATCAAGAGTACCCCAACCTTGTTCTCTGCCCCAACCTCTATTAATTTCTGCTGTTACAGTTACACTTCCAGTAGATACACCTAGATTACCTGCAGAACCACCAAAATCATTTGATCCATAAGGATACGTTCCATATGGTTCATCATTTGGATTTGAGACTGGTACAATTAAATCACTTTGTAGACCCCAACCATTAACTCCCCAGGTCAGTTCTCCCCAAGCATTGGCCATAGGAAGTTACCTCCTATGCGTTACCAATTCTAAGAATTGCTGCTGAAGTTGTGAAAGCTGGGAACTGAATTGTAAAAGTTCCTGATGTTGCTGTTTTGTCTGAACCAAAATCTAATACTGCAACTGCTGCGTTTGCTGTTGATGTATTATAAATTAGAGCACCTCTTGCTGTCAAAGTTACACCAGTAAAAGATAAATCAGCAAAGTCTACAATTGCAACACCTGATGCAACTGAAGTACTTGGATTTGGTTTTACTAAAGCTCCACCACCTGCTGTGTATGCACCAGAAGCCGAAACTTCATTCGTTGATGTATAAACAGTAGTAGAAGAATTTAACGTTGCAGAAGAAGTATACAGAGCGAGTTTAAAATTATCACCACCAGAAAATTGGAACTTGTGAGATCCTTCTAGTAATTGTTTTTTAAAACTATTTGCAACTGCTTGTGTTATCGCCATTTATTACTCCTATTGTGTTTTTGGAAGTCGAGGTGAACCACTTTGGTATTCATCTCTTCTTCGTCTTCCCATTTGTTCTACTGTAAATCCTTCGAGAGCTTGCTTATATTTTCCTTCGTAGTACTGGATCATATCAGCTGGACCTTTTAAAAATCCATAAGCCTCAACAAGGCAAGCATACAATAAGCCATTTGGGAATTCTGTACTTAAGTATGTAGTTGTATTACTACCTGATAATCCTTCTGGTTTCAAGATATAATTTATTTGCATATTGTAGTTCTGATCTGGTGTTGGAGCTAGTATAATTGTATTTTCATCCCAATAACTATAGTATTTAGGTAATCCTTGTACACCTGTTGGATTGTATTCAGAAATGAAATTCGTGTCTCTATATTCTAGAAACGAGCGGCTAGAGTTATCTGCACCACCTGTAGAATTAGTGATTTGAGCTGATCTAATGATTAAAGTATCATCATTAATCAAAGGAGTATTAACATATCTTTGACCTGCAACAATGTCAGCTTGTGCATATTTTCTATTATTATCAGAGTCAACATCTCTATTGATTCTCCATTCTGCATCTAAAATAAAACCATCAAGAATAGTTGATGTAAATACATTTGAATCAACTTCTGTATAATCTCTAATTTTTGTTAATAATTCTGCGTATGTCATATTATGGTGTTAATGTCGCTGGTCCCGCAGTGACAGTCATTCCTCCAAATCTTCCTGATACAGTTGGTGTGCTTCCTATTACAAAGGTATAATTATCTGTACCTGTTACTGTTATACTAAATCCTGATGAATTTTCAAATACTGTATAAGCTATTCCTCCAGGACTTCCATCTACATTTCTAAATACTACTACATCACCAGTTGTTCTTCCGTGTGATGGTTCAAAAACATTAATCGTAGAACTACCAGAAGTTATGATGAAAGGATCACCTGGTAATAATGGATCTGTTTGTGGTTCTGTTCTATCAGGTTTTGCCATTGGTAAACCTTGTGGATCAGCACCGTGTGGTTTTGGTTCTAATTGTGGTTGTTTTGGTTCAAATTCAGAAACGTGAACTCTTGATCCATTCCATTCTTTAACCATTTCTTTATATGGAAATGCCATACCAGAACGGTCTGAAATAAATTGAGCATATTTACCTTTTGAAAAATTAGACATTTGGATAATAGTTCTGTGGTGTTATGAAAGAACTTGAAGAAGAACCATCTTCTTGCAAAGCTCTTTGTAATTCATCTTCATACAATAATTTTAATTCTTGAGTTCTTTGTGGAGCTTTTTTGATTGCTAAATAATAAGCAAGTCCAGCACACATACAAGGAACAAATCTGTATGGAACATCTACAGCGTTAGTATAAATTCCAACGTCTTGAATTCTTTTCACATAGTAATAGTTTAAAAAATTACCTGCTTCAGTTGAACCAGGTGTTAAGTATAAAGTGATTGTAACTTTATCAATGAATCTTTGAACAAAATATTGTGAAGGTGTTCCTTCAGAAGTTTTATTTGATAAACCTTGATATGTTGATCTATTTATTTTTGTAAGTGGAGTATCAACGTTTGATGCTCTGTAACTAGCTTCTAAAATATCATCTACACCATAAACAGCTGTAGCATCAGAAGTGCCATCACTTGTTGATCTATACATTGTATAAGTTGCTTGACCATCAACTAATGTAATAGAATTATTTGCTACTTCCCAATAATGCAAACCTCTGTTTGCCCATTCTTGGAACATAATGTTAAGTGATCTTCTGGCCGTTTTTATATCATAACCAGAATTAGGTAATAGACCAATTCTTTCATAAGCTTCTTCTATGATTTCATCAATAGAAAAATTTTTATCAAAAATGTATGTACCTGAAGTAGTGTTAGCCATTTAGCCTCCTACTTATCGTATAGAACAGTTACTTTACCAACTAAGTCAGTTACAAAAATTCCTTGTTCAAATAAAATTCCATCTTCTGGAATATTTAATGCAAAGACATCTCCTGCGGGTGCTTCAACTGATAAGTAAGTTGATCCTGTTGTTCCATTTAAAAAAACAGCAACTCCTGCTTCTGTTGTGTTTGGAGCACCAAGAACAATTCCTCTTAATCTAGTTCTTCCTGCGAATACTAGACCTGGAGAAGTTTTTTGTGTTGCTTTAACATCTGATTTCATTTTTATCTCCTAAATTTTAGGAGCTCCCGAAGGAGCTCCATAATTAATTACGCAACTGTGCTTGTTGGGTCATTCAATTGAAGCCATTGTGCTCCATCTGAAAAAACGTAACAAGATACAGAAGTTCCATTTGCACCGTTT